AGCGATAGATAATATCTAATCATAGCTAGATAGATAGCTATATATAATAGATAGCAAGAATGATACCAATTAGGAGATGACAATGAAAAAGAAGCATATTGTAAAGCTAACACGCGATATTGATACGGTGATCCGGTTTTCAGGTGCTAACGGTGACATTGATCATGAGACTGCTTTCACCTTGCGTGCAGGTGAGCGTGTATTCCCTTCAATGCAGGAAGCCTTTGCCTGGCAATGCAATATCAATGCAGAACATGGCAATGGCACGGCCTTGCTTGGCAAGCGTAACAGTGCAGGTGACATTGTTCTATGGGTCTAGCAGATCGAAACGGCTTTCGAGCCGTCTAGCGGTAATGCCGCTACTGACGAGATCAAAAACAAAGGAGAGATAAGATGAACATTCGTTTAGGCGTAGCAAGCTATATGATGAGCATGATTGAAGATGAGACCTTAATAGACCGTAGCGTCTTGTTAGAGGATAGCTCTTTCGTGAGACTATTTACTAACCTTATCAACGTCGATCAGCTCGACATGAAAAGCGCAATCGAGAAGCTCTTAGAATACGTCAACAATAACTTCTAGCATTGCTTGACAATCTACAGTGCAGTGAGTAACGTCACTGCATCATAGATTGCCAGGAAAGAGCAATCTTTAACAGGAGAGAAAAATGACAGTTTTAGAATACGCAAAAGATCACCTACACGACATTGCCATGCGTCCTATCCGTGCTCAGATCAATTTTGAGGAACAATTACAGTTCTTTGGCGGCATTGATGAGCAGAGCGCTACGAACGTGTTTAGCTATATGCAACGTCACAAAATGATTAAATATGATGCCTCGATGGGTAGATTTACTGTTAGGCACGGTTCGTATTTTGACCGTGAATTTATCGAGCGCCTTGCCATTCATGGTGCATTTTAACCAATCATTAAGGGGCAGGCGCTATGCTTGCCCCTAACAATTATAAAACACAATAGGAGCCAATATGTTAGAAGATGTCATAGGAGCGTTATACGAGGCCATGATATTGTCCCTCGTGCCAGGAATCGCCCTGGCAATCACCCTTTGGAGCTTTAGACATGACCGAGAAAACCTACACGATTTGGGCACAGGACACCTACGTTATCGAAATCGAAGCCGAAAGCCTTTCGGAAGCCTTTGAATTTGCACAATATGAAACCGAAGATGACGATTGGACCTACGTCTCTACTGCCGTCGAAGCCGAGGAAGTAGAGGACGAAGAAGAAGAAGAGGAAGAGTTCTAATGATTACCGAGGAACAAATTAAAGCATTGAAAAAACTAGTAGAATTAACACCCGACAAGCCGAGGGATAGCTCTTGCGAGATTGTTAACCCTGCTCTGTTCGAGTTCTATTGTGATACCTTGTTCCTCGATCCCGAATATTGCTACGTCACGGAAGCGGATGCAGTACAAGCCCTTGACCAGTTGTTGGAGTTCTGACAACTTGGTCATGTTTCCCTGTCGGTTTTCTCCTTGTTCCGACAGGTTTTCCTCCTAATGTGACTAGGCTCCCCGATTGCTTAAGCGGTCAGGGAGCCCTTTTTATAGGTGGGACAGTCTTTCGGACCAAAAAATCATTCTTGGCCGCTGGTGGGCCTCCATAGGCCTTTTAAAACGGCATCTACCTGCTCACGCCGCCGAGCCTTTTCTTCCTCGGTGAGCTCAGGCGTTTCCGGTTCCGGTTTGAATACGTTTCTCGGTCCCGTTCTGACTTCGACGCTGGGCTTGGCGTTAGTCGGTGATTTTCCGGCAGTGCGCAGCCAGTTCCTCCATGTCGCATCCCAATCCAGCTTGACGCCCTTTTGTCCTGGAACTGCTTTCCAATAGTCTCTGAATTTAGCAAGCTCCAGATTGTCGAGACCATCCTCGGCCCTCGGATGCCAGTCATCCGGCAAGCGGGAACCGCGAGCTTTATCTGTTCTATTCTGTATCTGTTTCTGTCTCTGTTCTGTATCTGTTTCTGGGGCCGTTACTGTAACGGTGAGTTGACCGTTTCTGGAACGTTGCCTGAAACGTTTCACTCTGTCAGTAGAAGTATCTGATTTGTATTGTCTTTTTGACCATGCGTGCGGTGACAATCCTTTTTTAGTGCTGTCGAACAGGCCACATGAAACAAGTTTTTTCAACGCTTCATTTGTTTCATGAAACGTCATTCTAAGAGCGAATGAAACGCTCTCAGCATCGGGCAAAATGCCATCGTGCTTGCTTGCTAGGCAAAGCAGATTGATCCAAATTTTAAACAGTTCTGGGGACAATTTCTGGACCTTAGGATCGTCCAGCACCTCATCATAGAGGCGTAACCAACGCGACATCGAACACTCCAATAGTTGCCCGAAGCCATGCGTGATGATATAACACTTAGGCTATCGGGACGCTGCCTTCGTCCCCATTCAGGCCGATAGAGTTTCCCGCTCTGTCGGCCTTCTCTTTTGTAGCATTAATTCCAATGTTTTACAAAATCTTCTTTGTAAATTGGACGGTCAACATCTGTGACCTTCACGTCATTGATCCGAATCGCGCCTGACTGGATGTGACGCCGAGCCTCTGATTTGCTCCGCGCCCATCCAACCATGACTAATAGCTCAACGAGCGTCAGCATTAGCCAATCGCTCGGCAGCTTGGCCCTCGGCCTGTGCGAACAACGGATCTTCCATGAGCTTGTAATAGTGTAAACCGGCAGCTAACAGGTTTCGGATGCTGTCGCTCTCAGTATTGATGCGAGAACGCCAGCGCCAATCTGACACCTCTGCCCACATTTCTTCGGAAAAAGATAAGGTTTTTCTGATCTCTAGACTCATGTTACGCCTCCATTGATGAGTGCTTCTTAATAGCAAATCCGATGAAGTGATGCAACCCTGTTGACACGCCTCTTATCATCTGTATATATAGCTGCGGAGGTAGCAACATGACTGACATCAACCTTAGCCTAAAAAAGATCGAGTATCTTGAGGATGCTATTGCACAGATGCAGCAGCGCCTCTTCAGAGTTGACATCCAATATGGCGAACGCGACTTAATCGCCATTATCACGGATCTCATAACCACGTTAGATCACGCGAAAAATGATCTGAAGTGGGCACGCAAGGAAATGGTCGAGCAGACCTTAAACACTGGGGACTATTCACATGACACACGACTCGGACTTTACACCTGAGAAGAGACGCTCAGCGTGGTGGTCTGGTGACAGCCGCAGAGCCGTCACTGGGCATCTAATCGATGTAATCTTGGAGAAGCGCGGCGAGAAAGAAATCGCCGATCTCTCCGAGGTAGAAGTGGTGCAGATGGGGCATGTTATGCAGCCCTACATTGGCAAGATCTTTGAGGACACGACAGGCATTGGCGTTAGAGATTTCGACTTACCTGGAATCCATCCGTCTGAGCAGTGGCTTCGGGCGCATACCGACTTCGTCACTGCCGATGGCGGGCTCCTTGAAGTCAAGAACTACAATGCTTCGACGATCAACAAGTACTCTGAGCCTGACACTGAACTCAGATTACCTCCTGCTGACTTTATACAATGCGTACACGAGGCAACGGTCTTTGGAGTACCTCATGTCCATTTTGCCGTACTGTTCGGTGGTCAACGGTTTCGCCATTGGCGGGTCGATGTCGACGATGCAATGAAAACCGACTTCATACAGCAAGCCGCTAAGTGGTGGGCGCTGTGTCAGGTCGGAGATCTGCCAACACCGGAGACGGTCGAACAAGCTAAACTGGTCTACTCACGCTCTACCGATGAGCAGATCATAGCAAACGCAGCCGTCGAGCAGGTTGTGCAGCAGCTCAAGGCCATCAAGGACAACATCAAAGCACTGGAAGATCAGGAAGAACGCGCTCAGCTCATGTTGCAAAATTACATGCAACAGAAAGGCGAGATCATCGCACCGTCTGGCGAGGTTCTTGTGAGCTGGAAGCAATCCAAGTCTACCAAGAGCTTTGACAGTAAAGCATTTCAGTTTGAAAACCCTGCCCTATACGAACAATACAAGATTGAAAAACCAGGCTCACGGAGGTTTTTAGTAAAATGAAAAAAGAAACTTTAGCAGCTAAGCATCTATTAGATTGCTTCGTAACATTTCTAAATCTTCAATCACAAATTGAAGTTGCGATGGAAAATCTCGCAAAAATGCTCCTTGAGCATAATGTGTTGGTAGATTTAAAAAAACACAATTTAAAATATGCGCCGATAAATCGCGAACAAAGTGCCGAAAAAGCGCCGAATAAAAAAGGTCGGCCATTAGGCTCTAAAAACAAGCCAAAGGTGAAACGCAAATGAGAAAGCAGGTTGATTGGGACACAATACGCGCTCAACAGTGGGATCGTATGGTGGAAATCAAAAAACTGCGAGATCAGGGCTTAACGCTTAAAGCTATTGGTGATTTGGAAGGCCGGAGCCCTGAAAGAATGCGTCAGCTATTATTCAAATTTGAGCGCAGTTCAAAATTGTATTCAACGAAACATAACTATGTCCATCTAATAAGGATTAAAAGGAATGACACAGATCACAACAGTGCCGTTGGAAACGGCTGATTTCTTGCTCGGTCGCTTGATCGCAACGGCAAAAATTAACGATGATTTAATTAATAAAATTAAAGAATACGAAGAAAGAATTGAACGGCAACGTGGTTATATTGCCGCTCAAGGAGAAGGTATGGGCGAGTTGCAAAAAGAAATTGCTAAATTGAAGCAACTACTTGCTCGGCCTCGCGGTCGTCCTAAAGGATCTAAAAGCAAAGCAAAGGTTGTAAGCAAATGAATGATCTGATTCCTTTTCAAGATCAGCAACGCATGGCTGAAAGCATTGTGAAGTCTAAGTTTTACGGCTTCACAGACATCAATCAGGTCATGGCTGTGATGATCGTCGCACAGGCTGAAAATAAACACCCCGGCACAGTCGTTCAAGAATACGACATCATTCAGGGTCGGCCAGCTCTCAAGTCTCAGGCCATCCTTGCACGCTTCCAGCAAGCTGGGGGCAAGGTAGAGTACATCACATACACCGATGATAAGGTGGAAATGACATTCTCTCACCCTGCCGGCGGTTCTCTTACACTTGCTTGGACGATGAAACAAGCCGCAGCTATTGGCTTGGCAAGCAAGGACAACTGGAAGAAGTACCCTCGCGCTATGCTCAAGGCGCGGGTGGTTTCTGAGGGCGTTCGCGCTGTCTATCCAGCGTGCATCCTCGGTCACTATGCTGTTGAAGAGGTTATGGATTTTGACAGCAAGCCAATCAAACACACGCAGGTTGAGATCGTGCAAGATCTGACAGATCCAGACGATGACGTGCGTGAGGCTTGGGTTCTGTTCATTCCAGACGGCAACGGTGGCCGTAAGTTCTGGAAGGACTTTGCAACGCAAGAAGAATTTAAAACAGCTTATCAAGAGCTGGTTGATCGGTATGAAAACTCGAAAAAGCCAGAAGATGAGAAGAAGCAAAAGCTGAGTGAGCTTTGGCTGGTTAATGAAGATTTATTGACAAGGATTAGTGAAAATGGCGACGTTTAAAAATGGCCCAGGTCAGGGCGTGTTCTACATCAACGACAAGAAAACCACTGAAAAGCAGCCAGACTATCGCGGTGAGCTTGTTTTAGATCAGGCTTACGGTGCAGGCTCTACGATCAACATCGCAGGCTGGAAGAAGACGACGCCTAAGAATCATTTGATCTCAATCCGCATCGATCAGAAACAGGACGGCAGCAAGCAATGGCCTAAGCCTGTTGGTGGTTTGGACGACTCAGAAGTTCCATTCTGAAAAATCTTTGGGGCGGGGAGAGAAAAATGGGAAAGATGCAACGAACTAAAGGTGCAGCCTTCGAGCGCGACATCGTCCTCGATCTCCGTTCCAGAGGTTATGCAGGTGCAAAACGTAACCTAGAACAGACACGCAGTGGCGGGGGAGACATTGATCTCCCCGGCTACATGGTAGAGTGCAAGCGATACGCGAACATCGCTGTCTACGCATGGTTGGAGCAGTGTGTAGCTGCTGCAAGAGAAGAACAAATACCCGTCGTTGTTGCGCGAGGTGACAACAAAAAAGCAATTGCCATCCTGTATTGGGATGATTTCATGGGGATGATGGACAATGCGGAAATTGAAACGAAGCCTTTCGATCCTATGGTGGAACCTAACTCGTCCAAAGGCTCGATATGAAGTTTTAGAGTTGCAAAAGCAACTGCTAGAAGCTCGCAAAAAGCACAAGAAAACCAGTCATATACACGCCAAGATCCGGTACATTACTCACCTGCAACTTGAGCAACACAAGCAGAGGTTTCAATGACTGACTTGACCATTGATTACATCAAAGAACGTGATGAATTGCTTAAAAAGATTGAACGGTTGCGCGAAAGGTTACGCAATCCAACACCCGAAATGCTTGAAGCTGGTCGTGCAGCGAACAGGCTTATGGCTGGGAACGCCCTTGGGTTGGATTATATTGCGCCAGATGCTTCATGGAAGGCTATGGCGGATGTATTGCTGAAGGAGGGTGAGTGATGGATGAGCATCCGGGAGTTATTTTGAGTGAACCATATAGCTACACTGGAGATGGCTTGATTGCGCCTGTGGGGTTTACATTTATTACGCCTCCGCCTGTAGCGGGGTATTTCAAGTCAAAGTACTTGCACACGGGGTTAGCCGCATCGAGCAAACCTCGCTGGCTAACACGGCTAATGATCAAATGGTTATTTGAATTTGAATGGGTGGATGTGTGATGAATACTGAAGGAGGGGGACTGATGCCAGGATATGAATCAAAGAAACTTGTCACAAAACGACACGCAGACGATGAGACGTTGCGCTACCTTGTCCTACTCAGGAAAGAGAACGAGCGTCTCCTAGACTTTATTGAGAAGGCTCTGCAAGCCGAGTATCTGGTCGATGCCAAGGACATCCTTCGCAAAGCCATGTGGAGCTTGGGGAATGAGCATTAAGTCAGTTCTCTGGAAGCCACATGAGAAAGCCAAAGCCATCCAGATGGCTCATGCTGGCAAATCAATGAGAGACATTGCGGCAGCGGTCGGTCGTTCCCGCAATTCAGTGATCGGTTTTCTTCATCGATCTAACGTAATTTTAAATAAAATACCAAAACCTGTGGATAACTCACCGCGTAAGCCAAAACCACGGCGTGTGAGGACTGTCTACAAGCCCCCCGTTGCCTATCTTGCACCAGAACCCTTTGAAGAATCACGCGTTTTATTCTTCGATACCAAAAGATTCGAGTGCAAATGGATCTTCGACAAGCCCTTAAACGTCTGGCAAACCACTGCTTGCGGCCAGCCTGTACACAAGGGTAGTTACTGCGAGCATCATTACAACATCGTGTACCAACAAGAGGGACAAACCAATGTCAGACAAGCAAGTTAAGGTATTCGTAGCTACACCTATGTACGGTGGCATGACCACAGGCTTCTTTTGCCAGAGCATCATGATGCTACAAATGGCTATGCAGCAAAAGGGCTATGCAATGGCCGCGAGTTTCATGTTCAACGAAAGTCTAATTACCCGCGCTCGCAACAGCTTGGCACACGCCTTCCTCAAGACAGACTGCACGCACCTGCTGTTCATTGACGCTGACATCAAGTTCAACGCACACGAAGTCTTGCACATGTTCGAGCACGATCTGGACATCATCTGCGGCATCTATCCAAAGAAGGAAATTAACTGGAACGAGGTGCAAGCTGCCGTGAAACGCGATGTTCCTGTGGATAACTTAAAGCACTACACAGGCTCGTGGGTTGTCAACCTCGTGGATTATGCCGGCACCGTCAGCGTACCACAGGATCAGCCTCTAGAAGTTTGGGCAGGCGGCACAGGCATGATGCTCATCAAGCGTGAAGTGTTAGAGAAGCTCGGTGATGTCGTGCCGGTGTACGTCAATGACGTAGTAGATCTCAGCAACAACAACAAGCCACGCGAGCAGATCAAAGAGTTCTTTGCAACGAGCATCGAGCCAGAGACAGGTCGCTTGCTCTCAGAAGATTATCACTTCTGCTACATCTGGCGTAAGCTCGGTGGCAAGATCTACGCAGCACCTTGGATGAAGTTAGGCCATCTCGGCAGCTACATCTTCGAAGGTGAGCTTATCCAGTCTTAAAAGATACGTTTGCCACGGAACACAGGGTGGCCCTTAACCATCTCGCACGTCTCAGGGGGCAGAAGGTCGCCGTCCTCATCAAAGGTCAGCACCACAAAGCCTTCCTGAGCGCGATTGGGCGCACCTTCCGTGTACTCAAATTGTTTAGCCATCGGATCACCCAACATACCCGCTTCTACACCCCAATGCGTGCCAAGACGGTTACGAATTGCAGTCACTTGCAACTGATGGGTATGATTGGACACAACACTGACGCCGCTGTTTAGAGCGTTGTTGTAACCAGCGTGAATACCAGCGCGGAACCGATGCCGGATTTCGCATTTGTTAATCACTACGGAGTAACAAAAATGCCAAAGTGGGAAACGATCACTCAATCGTCCAGAATAGTCATCCAGCTCAGGCGCGTTGTTTGCCAAGTAATTGTCTACGCGCTGATCGTGATTGCCCAACGTCCATACTCTATGTTGGGCACGAGGCAATTGTCCGATCAATTCTTGAGCAGTCTCGATTTCAGCACTGACCTTAGGCGCAGCAGAACCGAGCAAAGATCCGTGCCGAGAAACTCTCGCACCATCCAAGATGTCCCCGTTCAGCACTATGCAGCTCGGCTTGATCTGTTTGGCAACAGCAACGAAAGCTTGCCACATGAGCGGAGCTTGACCGGGCCAGATGTGCAAGTCACCGCCGACAAGAACAGTCGTGTTGCTTAATTCAATGCTGTGAGAAGAAGGCACCGTCCACATGACTGAGTTGTCTTGCGCGAAAATGTCTTCTTCAGGAAAACGTCTCCTGAACATGTCGAGCTGTGACTTCAGCGTGTTGGACGGTATTTTCAAAGCCCTTGCGGTTGCTTCTGCGTTGCAGTTAAACCGTCTGTATTGCTTGACACGTTCTCTTAGTAATTCTTCTGAGACTGATCGCATAGCCATGATGGGGCATCCCCTATTGACAGCAGAATCTATTCTGCCATCCTTAGTGCGTTTTGTTGCACGCGTGTGACACGGGCTGACCAACCATCCCCAAAGTTAGGCCAAGTACGGAGATTTTGTAAAAAATGTATACGTTCTTCGCAAACCTGCTCAATAAGCTCTGGCAGATCACGGCTCGTTATTGCAGCGAAACTTTGCTGCCCAAGTATTCCGTCGATGACAACGTCGAGAGCCCGTTGGACAAACTTGATCGACTGTGAGACGCCGCTGTTTACCGCAGCATCGAACACGCAAAGATCAAGACCAGCAGGCAATCGCTCGCATTGAGCGGCCACCCAATAATTCTTTTTGTAAAGGGGTGCGACATCGAGCGGACCCAAAGCACGCATAGTCTGTTCGTCAACTTCATGGCCTACCCAACTTTCCCACGTTTCTTTTGTGACACCGAGGTTTGTCATACCACCTGGATCATGTGGATTATCGACGTACCCGCCTTCTTCCTTTAGTACAAGAGCAAGACATGCTTCAAAATTCCCGTTCATTTGCGTGCGACGCCTTGGATCTTTTCATAGGTGCGTAGGCCGCCCATGCCGAGCATAGCCATAACCAATTCCATCAAAGAAGAATCCAAAGTAGGTAGATCGTGCCAGCCTGCACCAAAACCAAATGGGCGAATAACATATTGATAGGCGAGACCAGCAGCTCCAATCCAGCCGATAGCAGGACGCCAACCAGAAACGAAAAGATTAGGGTTTTGTGCTTCCGCAGTGTTTGTTTCACTTTGTTGCTGGTCCCATTGCTGTAACGATTCACGCAGAGAAGCTTCGGCCTCTGCACGCTGATTCGGATCAGGAATGAACTTGTTAACGATCTGCAATCCGGCAGAGATCGCGTCATCAATACCAAAGGCCATTACTTGAGTCCCCCTGAAGTAACAAAGATGGCTACTACTAATATACCAGCAAAGAGAATTACGCCACCCAAAAGACTCAAAGCGAGCATGGCATCCTTCTTTGCCTCCTCCTTCAGCTCGTGCTCAATGTGCGCCTGACGAGCCGCTTCCTTACGCATCTCAGTTGTTTCCCTCAGAATGGATTCCCAAGCCTTAGGTCCGTACTGAGCAACGAACATGTTCTTAACGTCGAGCTGCATCTGCTTGGCTTTAGCCTTCACAGCATACAGTTTCACAGCCTCGGCTTCATATTCGGCCTGAGACTGAAACATCTTTTTCTTGCGAGGAGAAGATGTTACTTGAACAATCTGAGCGATCTTGGCAAAGAGATTGCCGACCTTCTCAGCCGTATCCATAACGTCATGTCCGGCGTCTACCGCCGACTTAATGCCGTTATAGAGCGCTGTTGCACCAGCAATAAGGGTAAATGGGTCCACAGCTCATCCTATCTGCATCCCCACCGACGACGAGCTGCCTTACCGCGCTCACCTTTCCAAGATCTAGACCTTGCACAGAACGACTTATGCCGCGGGTTCTTCGGGTCTTTCGTAGGAGCTTTCAGCTTGCTGCCGGTAGCCCTGTTATACTTTGCGCGACCTTTAGCCGTCAGACCGCCACCCTTGCGTACAGACTGCTTTTCACCACGCCCGACAGAAAGAGATGGACCAGACATTAGCGCCTCGCTGTTCTCTTGGACTTACGGAATGCTGCTGCCGTCGGTGCACCCTTGGAGCCAGGCTTACGCATACGCTCGCCAGAACCCTTACGGATGCGTTCCCGCTTGGCATGGATGTTTGCGTAAAGACCTTGGCTTGCCATTACAACCCCTCACCCGGAGTAATATAGCAAGTTGCCGTGCCTGTACTAATGAGCTGGGCATATGCGTTTTTTCCTGGTCCGCACTGTATTGACGTAATCGTCTGATAACCAAAAGGCGGGATTGAAACCACATTAGCGCCAGAAGACGTAGGAATAGAAGCCGTCACGTTTGACGAACTTGAAATGGCAATAAATGCCACGTTCGTAAGATCTTGATTAATAATATAATATTGTTGCACTGGCGAAACAGCCGTCAATGTAACCGTATTTCCTGCGGTGTTGGCCGAAGTGTTATTCACCAACACGCATGGCCCCATAGGCTGGAATGCAATATTATTAGCCATTAGACAACACCCTTGTCTGGCTTGCTGACCGGGCTGTTCTTGTAGTCCTTAGGATCTGGACCAAAGTTCCAGACCGCCTGAAAGCCACCAGCAGGAGCGCGACCTGGCGTAAACGTGCCGCCACCGAACCCAAAACCATCTTTAGGCTTCTGAGGACGAACGGGCATAGCAGCCTGCCCACTCATAGGGTCAAACATATTATGACTCGTGTTCTTGCCCGACTGGTCTTTCATGGGTCTTAACCCTTTCTTTCAAGAGACTTGGAATGAATACCAATATACCAAATCCTGCGGCAATCTCCAATCTCTCTGGCGTGGGTAAATACATTGCCCAAGCCGCCAAGCCGAAAGTCATTAAAATTGCCAGTAGAGTTAGTAGTCGATCTGTTAAAACCGTTAAACCCATGCGGATCACGGCCAAAAATGTAGCGTCCATTGCGTCCCCCGACGTTGCGCTTAAATGTCATCTGAGGTAGCGAACCCGCTCCCCCACTCATCCTCACTCACTTTTTGCTTCAATTTTTCAAGATTGATCGCACGGTCAATTACCTTGAGTTTCTGTTCTAAGTCAATCTCGCCGGCCTGCATTGACTGCTTGAGCAGGTCTGAGATCGCCTTTTCCAGATCTGGATTGATGCCGTTGTTCTTCTTGGACATTAATCACCTTTAAAAAGAGAAGAGAATTTATCAACAATTCCCTTTCCGAGAGCAGCCCCAGCTCCCGCATAGGTCAAATAACGCAACTTTTTGCCTCTGCTAAGTTCGGTCTGCAATCCTTGAAGTTCTTGTTTTACTTCAGGAACTTGATTCAACCACTCGTTATTTAATATATATTTTCTAACTTTTGATGGATCTAGATCTCCAGTAAGCTCGTTTGCAATGTGCTGACGTGCAACATCATTCACAAACTTTTCATCACCAGATAAACGCTTCAAAGCTGCAACAGATGCCTCGCTCTTGAACACAGAGTTGGGCACGTCTTTAGGGTCAACTTTGGGAATCTCAGGCAAATACTCGCCAGCCGGAGTGGTCAACTTTCTGCCCAAAGCAGTGCCATATTGATTAATATCTTCTGACAATTGAGCATAACGATTGTAAGTGTCAGACGCGCTTTTCACTCGATCTGTAATGTTTTTCAACAAAAGATCGTGAGCTTTTTTGTAAGCACTATTTTTAATTGCATCTGCACCGGTTGCAGAAGGATCAACAGATTCTTTAAGAATGCGACGCTCTTTATCAAGTGCTTCGATACCGGGCACAGCACCTTCGGAATCTTCAGAAACGCGCCGAATTGCATCTTTTAAAACAGCTTTTTCTTCAGGAGCTAAAGTTTTTTCCCCAGAAAGAAGCGCCGTTCTTAAATCTTGCAAATACCCCTGACGAACAAATTCTTCTACAGGCTTGGCGTCGCGGTAAAAATTTTCAAATAAACCACGAGCTTCTTCAGATCGACCTTCGCGCAAACCCTTTAAACGGTCAGTCACTTTGGAAAGAATGCTTTTGCCGACTTCTCCAGTTCCTACGGGCTCTGTAATCCTAGCAGTCAAAGATGCTTCTGGCGTTGCTGCACCACGAACGGCGCGTCCCGTTTCTTTGGCTACCGTACCTGCGGCTTTAGCTCCTTCAGCAACTGGAGGAGATATTAAGCTGCCCAAAAATTGAGTTGTTTCTTCAACCCCTTTGTATTTTTTAGGAGTTTCTTGAAAGCCAAACATCTTGCCAACTGTTTCAGAAGTTGGAAAAATTTGAACTTGTTGGCTTTCTGGAGTTGCACCATAACCGAACGCTTCAGGAACAGTGTAAGCACCAAATTTTTCAAGCTCTCCAGGCGCTCCTAAAGCACCCTTAAGAAGACCTTTTCCACCAGCTTTTGCGGCTTCAATGGTGGCTGCTACATCTTGATCTTTTAAACCCTTACCGCGCATGATGTCGGAAATAGATTTTTTGGTGCTCACTTCTGTTTTGGGAACAGGCGCACCTAAAATGTCCGATACATCAGACACGTCGCCCTTTGCGCCCAGAATGTCAGAAATGTCAGACAGATCGTTAGCCATCAATCACCCCAACTCAAACCAGAATCGCTAAATTTCCCATCAGCAATTTGTTTTTTAATTTTTTCTTTCAAGTCTTTTTTGTTTGCTGCCGTCAAAGACGCATCATTATTAACTTGATCGATTCTCTTTTGAATGCCAGTTTTTTGAGCTGATGAAAGCTCATTTAAACCAGCGCCACCAGGTGCTTTTCTGTACTGTTTTAAGAAATCATCAACACTAGATGATGCCAACGGATACATTTGCTTATTCACATCAGGAGTGTTGCGAGATGTATCTAATTTGTAATTGGACAAAACGCTATCAGCTTCACCGGCTCTTTCTTTAATGATATCAACCAATGTATCTGGTGGATAACCTTGATTATACCAACGCGATATCATGCGTTCCAAGAACACGGTTGGACGACCTGTCGCTGACGCGTCTTTAAGAGATAATGCTGCCAACATTTTATTGAGAACGGCAGCTTTTTGCGCTGTGGCGCGTTGAGATGGATCAGATTTGGCAATTTGGTCCAATCCATTATCAATTTTTGATTGTAATTCATCCATAGTTTTAGGAGGACCACGGAAGAAACCAAGAACAGATTCGCTGCGGCCAAGAGCCTGCCCTAACATGCCAGTAGCGTCAGGATTTTCAGCAATGAAACGTGCTACTCGTTCAGAATCGTCCATCATTATTTTTGCGGTATCAAGACGATCTTTTTCTTTGGCATCAAGCGTTTTTTTACCTGCTAAAAACTCTGTTGTTTCTTTTTGTTTCTCTGGAGATTGTTGAGAAATAATTGTTTTTGCATACGGCCCAACATCAAGAGTTGGTTCAGCTTTAGTTTTAATTGAAGCTTCACGTTCAGCAATAAGAGATTCATCAAGACGTTTTTTACGAGCAGCTTCTTCTGCCGCGGATTGAGCTGTTGTTCCAGCAACCTGAGCTGCAATACGCGCTTCCAGATCCTTACGGCTTGTTACGCCTTTATATCCAAGGCTATCCGCAATCTTCTTCGTGATGTCATCGGCTCTATCTAAAGCACCATTAACAGTGCCAATCGTGTGCATTACGCCAGAAGTCTTCAACATAGCTTGTGGCATGGTCATGCCTTTGCTAGCAAAAATCTTATTCAAGAAATCTTCAGCGCCGCGCAAGTTGGTAGGAGCCATCTTGAGAGCTAAGTTAAAGGCTTCCTTGATGTCAGCGCGGTTACGTTCTTGAATTTTCATGTTTTCTTCGAACTGCTGACGCTCTTGCTCATACAGATCTTTGCGTCCTTGTTGATAACCCTTGAGCATACCTGCAATGTTATTCATTGCACCGATGCCAGCAAGGCGACCTTTGCTGCCCATCATAGTGCCAGCCACCATCATCAAACTGCCAAGAGCCGCAAAGCCAGACAAGCTCTCTTGAGATGGTTTGAACTCTTCGTATGGCTTGGAGTAAAGCGATGGTCCAAATTCAGATATGAGTTGACCTTCAGCACGCTTACCGGCTTCTCCGCGAGCTGCTTTTTCTGCTTCATCTCGGCTTTTTAAAAATGATCCAGCAGCCGCAACTTTTCCCGCCTTGTCAAGTTTAGAATAACCATCACCTAACATAGAGGCTAGCGGATCTGTTTTGTCTAAGTCAGGCATAACTTACCTCACGGATTTGTAGTTTGTGTCGATGACTTTTGACCACCAATCATGGAAGCAATAGCCGAATACATATTCATAGAGGCTTGGTTGGCTTGTTGAGCAAGGTTTAGACCTAGCTGTAAACCACCCTGAGTACCCTGCAATTCAGTCGAAATAGCGTTAGAAGCAAGTTGATTGCCTGGGCCAAGCAACTGAAGAGCCATATTCTGTTGGTTCTGAAGTGCTTGTTGACGAATATTCTCAAGTGCTGCGGATCTTTGCACAGCTCCAACGCCACCTGTTTTTTCAGCACCTTGCGCCAATTGAGCTTCAGCAGCTTGAAACGCTTGCATCTGAGCAGGCGACAAAGATCCTTGCAATGCCATTGACAACTGAGATCCACCAGCGGTCAAATAGGGTTGTGCAAGAGTTTGATACTGACTAGCAGCATTTTGAGCGGCAGCTTTATATTCGGCTTCAGCCGCAGCCGTGTCAGAAGCGGCTTTTTGTTGGGCGTTGTACCCCATAATGCCGCCACCAATGCCAAGTGCTAATTTCAAAGCGTCGCCAACAGAAAACCCTTTTCCCAACAAACTCTGAAGTAAATTGCCCTTATCTTGTGGGGCCGCTCCAGCCGCAGGCCCAACAGTCGGTAAGCCGGTTGTATCGTACAAACCGCCGTACAAATCTTGACCTTGAGCGCCAGCATAACCTGTTTTACCGCCAACTTGCCCAATAATGCTTGGCAATGGCTGGTTCGCTTGTTGATATAAAGATTGCAATTCAGGTGAAATGCTATCGGCCTGTTTAGGAGCTCCAGCAGTAGGGTCTGTAGACGCATACAAATTTTGAGGTGCGTATTGCGTCGTTGTTGCAGCCGCAGGAACAGCCTGCTGTTGTGCAGCAGAAGGAAAATAGCTTGAAAAATCAAAGCCGCCAGTGTCGTATAGCTGGCCGACGCTTTCTGATGTAACGGGAGCTGCATACTGATTGATAACGTCAGTAGCCGCTTGAGGCGTCTGAAATTGGGAAAAATCTATAGAAGGCGAACCAACATCTAACGGTAAATCTTCTAAAGCCATTTACGCCTCCGATGCCCCAACGTTCCTAAGAGAACCCACGTTCCATACATTTGATTTTTTGCCTTCAGCGTCAGAAGAACCAAAGACAGATCCGCTAGGAGTATAGCCTATTGTTGGCGAAATTGACAGAGATTGAGCCAAGGATGGGCTGACGCCCGTAAGCGTAGCCCCTGCTAAAGTGCCGGTTGGACTAGTTAAAGATGTGCCACCCGAAAGGGAACCCGACGGAGCGTTAGAAGAAACAGAAGACCCACCGCTGGGAGTTGAAACCCCCGGCCCAAATGTACCACTTGCATAGTTGTACGTTGGCGTAGCGCCTCCGCTAATTGCTTGAGATCCTAAATAACTTGCTCCAGCCTTGCCAATGTCACCAATTAACGAGCTTCCAGTTAGGTCTCCAAGAATGCTACCAGCGCCATAAGATCCACCAGCGAGCAAAGCTTCTTTAGCCGACGTACCCAAATCTTTGCCGCTTAAAACATCAGACGTGAAAGTTGAGGCGGTTGGGCCAACAGCTTTAACAGCAGCGTTTCCTAACAAATCACCACTTGTTACGCTTTTAACCGTATCTGTCGCAATGCTCCCAGCTGCAGCGCCGCCGCCAGCCGCGACACCTGCCTTTAATGCCGCTTCTGGAGTTGACCCTGTAGCAATCAGCCCAGCCGTGGTGCCAGCCGCTTTAGATCCACCGGCAATTACTGCTTTAGCAACTGCCGTTGACCCATCAACCGTGGGAGGTATGTTTGGCCCTTGTTCGCCCGCAGATGTGGTCGTGCCGCCTAATGCGCCCGTCAAAACATCTTTAACCCCAGCGCCGACACCGCCGCCAACAGCGCCCATTTCAGCAGCTTTTACAATGTCTTGACCTTGAGCAGCAGCGGAAATTGCTCCTGACCCAGCGCCAACAACAGCCCCTGTGACCACATCAGCGACAACGCCCGATCCAACAATCGACGTTACAGCCGCTCCCACAGCCGCCGTTGCGCCCGTTAATTCTGCCGCTACTGACAAGACTATTGCTGCTACTGGCATTAGACATCAATTTCATATTTGTATGCTGGAACCATCTTTTTGCCCACCATCTGTTGAGATTGAGTAATTTTAACAGGCAAGCCGAGTTGTTCCACCATTTTGTTAAGTGCTGGAGATGTTGAAAAACTAATAACCTTTTTTATTCCCATTTCAGGCGCGGTCTTAGTCAAAAATGTGCGCCCACGTTCAATGATTTTAGAAGCAGGCTCGGTGCTCATTGTATGAAGTTCAACCGTGTAAGGTTTTAAATGTTTCAATAAAAACACCGTATTGCCAAGTTGAATGACAACCGCTTCATGTTTTTGGACCATTTTACCAATAGCTTCTATGCCTTTATTGGGATTAGTTCCTGGCATTTCTTTTTGCAAAGATTGCTTAATAATATCAATAATGTGCATACGCTTTTGAGTAATGCTACCAGGCGCAGCAGGTTGATGCTTAGGGCCGGATTCTTCGGTAGTTTTGGGCGCAGGCTTACGCGGCCCACGCAAACTGCCCATGTCTTCCATCTTGGTCTTGAGAACTGGTTCTGCCGGAGTAACCATTAATTTAGCCCCAAAGCTGCTGCTATCTGTTCATGGATAGTCAAATGCTGTCCTAACCAATCATAGAAGTCGTCTTGTTTTCCAAAGTCAGCATCTAACATATTGAAAGGATTAGATAATCCCAGTTGAGCTGCAAAAAACTGATGCTCTACTTGATGTGCCTGCAACCAGTCGTCGAGGTTATCTGGGTCTGCTTCATACAAAGGATACGCAGGTACGGGTAATCCTTGGTCAAAAAACGTATCACGAAACAATTGATGCTGAATAGAGTTCTCAAACAGGAAGCGTTCTAACCCTTCCTTGTCACCAAACTCAACAATGGAAAGCGTGTCGAAATCCATTATTTGTCAGCCTTGTTGTCCAATTTATCAAAGATTCGTTTAAACATGTCTTTAATCTCATCGAGCGCTACATGGAAATCGTCTTTGCTGACGTACTCCGTGTGCAACTCTTTTTCTATATCTTTCATGTCCATCTGAAGCTCTTGGATTGCTCCCCAAATAACCTTGAGAACCCATCCAACAATGGCTCCGACGACGCCAATTAAAAGGTTGATGAGATTTTGATCCATATTACACCGCGTAGTAAGGCACTTTTACTACCGTGCCGTTAAGGTTGACACTAAAATAGCCTGCCGGAACTAGAGGCAGTGAAGGCGTTGCAAATGTCGCAGTCGTGGAAGTTGACTGTGCAAGGCTGTTGATTGTTACCGTATTGTTGGCATTGATAACCATCGCATCCGTTGTTGAATTGTTGGTAACAAAATGCAGCGCATTGTTTGAAATAGTTCCAACATACAGGTCGGCAGAACCAGAATAGACATAAGCAGAATTTGCTGAGTAAAATTTACCCGTACCGGTAAATGTACTCGATGTTACGCCGTAATCGAGATAAGCCGATCCTGTGTCATTAACGACAACAAAATCACTTGATGCGTTGTTTGCACTACTTGTGTTTTGCAAAACGATTTGTACTGAATTGTTTGCGGAGTTTGCATAAGAAGAAACAATTCCAATGTCAGAATAAGAAAGATTGCCGTATGAGAACACACCGGCGCTTGTGTTAGCCGCAATGTTGCCAGTAGCAATATGATATGCGGCATTTGCGTAAGTAACAGCTACGTTGCCGCTATTGATCGTCACGTTATTAAGCGTGAGATTGCCAACAGTTGACGTTGTACTACCAAGAGTAATGGTTGCATTGCCTAACGTAGCCGTGCTGTTAGCCAACCCAGAGTTAGGAATAGTCGAGTTAATAGCAGACGCTGGAATGCTGATAGTTGCGTTACTTGCAGCCGTTAGTTGACCTTGTGCATTAACTGTAAAGGTTGGAACAATAGCAGCAGAACCATAAGAAGCAGCAACCACGGTTGTGTTGGCAAGATTGATTGTGCCGCTTGTTGTAATTGTGCCGCCGTTTAAGCCCGTACCTGCCGTGATGCTGGTAACACTTCCGTTACCCGTACCAGGCGTATAACCGAGAGCTGTTGTTACGTCTGAACTGGTTAGAGTTACAGCACCATTTCGTGTGTTGAACGACGTTACGCCCGTATTGGTGATTGTGACGTTAGACGAACCGTTGAACGACGTACCAGATAGACCTGTACTAATTGTTAATGTGCCGGTCGTGTTGGCTGTAACCGCACCACTGTTGCCCAAGCTGATTGATGTGCCATTAACGGTGATGCTTGAATTAGCAAGTTGTGCATTGGTGATTGTGCCAGACAAAGCAGATGTAGGTATTGTTGTGCTTGCTGTGACGTTAGCACCAGATCCGTTGGCATAAACGTAACCAGTGTAGGCACCTAGAACCACGTTTCCGCTGGCATTTAACGTCGTGACGTTGGCTGTTGATGGTGTGATGTTGCCAAGCGGCGTGTTATTGATGCTGTCTAAAGTGAGAGATACGCCGTTAATCGTACCGCCTGTGATGGTAACAGAGTTGGCGTTCTGGGTTGCCATTGTACCCAGACCAGAAGTGCTGATCGTAATGTTAGCACGTCCGTTTGATGAATCATCCGCACTGGTAATTGTAATATTAGTGCCAGGTATAAAGTTATGCACCTGACGAGTGCCGACAGCCGTTCCGTTATTCTGAACAGTGACGAGCTGCTGCGTTGTATTAGGGGTGACAGAAAGTGTCAGGTCTGCCGAAAGATTACCACCGCCCGATAAACCCGTGCTTGTGCTGATATTTCTAGTATTGGGTACTGCGCCGCTTACTGCCGCGACCGAGATCGAGATTGCCGTGTTCGACGCTGATGTAAGACGCCCCTGCGCGTCAACCGTGAAACTTCCGACGGTACTTGCATTGCCATAAGATCCTGCTGTTACAGCCGTGTTTGCTAAACTGATTGTGCCTGAACTCGTAATAGGGCCACCAGTTAATCCTGTGCCGGTAGCTACGTTTGTAACCGTACCATTATAAGGATTATTTATGGTCACATTACCTGTAAGCGCACCGCCACCTGTAAGGTTAGTGCCTGCTATTACGTTGACCGTGTTAGGAACCGCGCCTGAAACGGCGGCAACATTTATCGCAATGGACGAATTGGACGCGGCAGTGAGCTGCCCTTGCGCGTTGACCGTAAATACCGCGACCGTGCTGGCATTGCCATAACTCCCTGAAGTTACTGTTGTATTAGCTATTGAGATTGTTCCGGTCGTGGTAATTGGACCACCCGTTAGACCAGTTCCTGTAGCTACATTGGTTACAGTTCCCATGCCGGGAATAGAAATGCTTACGTTGGCCGCATTCGTAATACGACCTTGAGCGTCAACCGTGATCTGGCTTACCGAGGAAGCGTTTCCGTAAGTTCCTGCGGTGACTGCCGTATTTGCAAGATTTAAGGTGACATTGCCTGTAAGTTGACCACCACCAGACAAACCAGTTCCGGCAACAACATACGTCGTATTGGGCGTCGCACCGACGTTGGCTGCTGTTAAAACGACAACGCCCGTCTGACCATTGACGGAAATAACCGAGTTGTTGTTGTCTACTTTTTCCCAACGCGTGCCGTCAAAAACAGCCCAATCATTGACTTGCCAGTTGGTAATGCCATCAAGATTGGTACTACCGGCAACTGAAACAAGGTAGTAGTAACCTTTGACGCCGACGCCAGATTGCAAGAAGGGGACGTTGGAACTTGCATTCCAAGTGCCTTGGTAGTTTAGACTACCTACGCCTGCCAGACCGCTTGCAACCTTTAACATTCATTGCCTCACATGCCATCGCCAGGAGAAATGTACAAATCTGCAGTGTTCGCGGCGGTGATTGCAGTAAAGTAGGCATTTGGTACAAACGTAATTGTCTCATCCGTGCTTGGCAGCAAGTAAAGAGTACGAGTCGAGTTGGCACCAGCTCCCGTAGGGATCACGCAATTGGATGTTGCCGTTGCTGCATCTTGAGCAAACGACAAAAAGCAACCTTGCGTGGTTGATGAGTTGATAACACGGTACTGATTACCGCCAAGGGTACTGGAAGAACACTGCACCGGAGTAGGCGCAGACGTAGCAGCGGTTAGCTTAACGGTGTTGCCTGTTACAGCATATGCGCCTGAAACTGCCATTATGCACTCCAAGGTGGTGGGAGATTAACGCTCGTAGGCGTGATCTGTTGTTGAATCTGTGCGTCGATGTTGGCTTCCAAAGCAGCCACTTGTTCTGCACCAAGAGCAGTCGTTGTCCAACCTTGTACCTGAGCTTCAGTCAAGTCAGCATATGGCGTGTAAGGCGAGCCAGCAACGTAGGTTAGGCCAACAGTGCCGTATACAGAACCTGTGTGGCCGTTGCCGTCAGTGCCAGTTAGAACCCAATGCACCGTGTATACAACATCCGTCTGACCTTCGGCCTGAGGGTATGCAGTAAGGGTCGGGAAAGACCATGTGTAAGTGTTTGACATTAGTGAGTCTCCTCAGGAGTAGGTGCAGGCTGTACTTGTGCCTGAGCCTGTGTGCGGATTTTTTCAATTACTTCTGCAACTGAAACGTATGGTGCG